TGGGTAGATAACATTAATGAGTGCTTGGACATAGATACGCTAAAAGCTGCTTATGGACAAGCATATAAAGAACTCAGTAAGGATAAGGTAGCTATTGATCGTATTTCCAAGGCCAAGGATAAAAGAAAGGCAGAACTAATATGACAATAAGTGAGCAAATAGAGTCTTTATTATCCAAGCAAAAAGAAATAGACTATATCGTGGCTACTGAAACAATTAAAGAGTACCTAGTTACATGGCCTGAAAATGTCGATTCTAAGTTATGGAATCATCGTCTTGAATCTTTACTGAGGAAAATAGATGAAAAGTTTGAAAGAACACAGAAGTGATAACCATTTTACGCAAGAAGAAGTCGCTTATATCTTGCAAATACCACGATTTAAGGTAGAACAAATAGAAAGAATGGCACTTAGAAAACTAGCTTTTATCATTAAACGCAAGTATAAAAAGGAGGATGTGTTATGAGTAGAGAGTTCTTTTGGTCAATTATTCTAGGTATTCTACTGTGTGGATTTGTCATTTATTTGACTGAATTAGGTAGAAAATCAGAGGTAAATTGTGCAATGTTAATGGGAGGTTGGCATCCAGACATTCCTAAGAAGTTTGCTGAAATGTGCATTGCTGCTAAACAAGAGAGGAACGACAGATGAAACCAGTAGCTTATATCTCACCAAATGGCATCTTATATAAAGAATTACCACCTGATTCTATGTTGGAATTAACACCTTTGTATGCAATGCGTGAATTAACAGATGAAAAAATAAGAGATATATTTTATACAAGTCCTTATTTAAAAAAAGGAGAAACTATTACTTATGCAGATTTTTATTTTGCAAGAGAAATATTACAGAAAGCGAATGAGAAATGAACCAAAATATTTTTTGTAGCAAATGCCACAGAATACCTAGTCAATGTTGTTGTGCAAGAGCAATATTAAAAAAAGCGAGTGAGCAATGAGTTTTATTGTTGCATCATTACCTCCACTTAAATGCTTTGTCAAAAGAGAATACTTATATAACTTTACTAAAGGACATGGAGAACTAGAACCTTGCGTATGGATTAGTTTAAAGGCTCTTAGAGGACAAGTATTTCGTATTGAAAGCCTACTACCTAACTATGGTGCTTTGTACGACAAACTGCCTATTAGTGCGTATGTATGGAAAGAAGATCATGGTGACTTACCTGTTGATTTCTTACAGTTATGGGATTGCATGGGTTATAGATTTACTGTAATTGAGAAGATTGCACTTCGTAACTTAGGAGTCAAGTTTTTAGGTAAAGACAAAGAGTGGCATTTTGGTAATTACTTATTTACAGTTGATTTCTGTGCAGATGGTGACTTAGATACGACTTTTACAGAACAAGCTGAAGAACATAAAAGTTTTAACTTTATTCAACTAGAAAATGGCCAATTTGCTTGTCAGCCTAATAATCGTTGTTTATGGTATGACCAAAGTCTTATCCCTAATGAAGTTAAATTCCCTGATTTTCAAGCAGCACAACATACATGGTCAGTAGATGGTACAAGAAAATGGACAACAAGTAACGATTGGTTCTATACAACACAAGAAAGAGAGAGAGTAACTAATGTATTTTTATAACGCATGGAAAAACCATAGTCATTGTTGGAATCGTAGAAAATTTCTAATAGATTTTCAACATATTCCATTTCATTCCTACACAATCACATTGTTTGGGTTTTCATTAACTTTTATTCCAAAAAATCATGACTGAATCATTAATATACAGAGAAGTAGAACAAGGAACAGATGCCTGGCTAGAGATTCGTAGAGGCAAAGTCACAGCTAGTCGTGTAGCAGATGTTCTAGCTAAGACAAAGACTGGTGTATCAGCATCAAGAGGTAATTACTTAATTCAGCTTGCTTTAGAACGAGTAACAGGAGTTATAGAAGCCTCGTATACCAATGATGCTATGCAATGGGGCAAGGACAATGAACAGACTGCTAGAACAGCGTTTGAAGTTGCTCATAATGTGTTTGTAGATCAAGTAGCGTTTGTAGATCATCCTACGATTAAAGACTTTGGATGCTCACCTGATGGGGTTATTGGTGATTCTTTACTGGAATTGAAGTGTCCGTATCAATCAGCAGTTCATTGGTCATATTTTAAGGATGGTTGCCCATCAAAATACTATACTCAAATACAAGCACAGATGAGTTGTACAGGTGCTAAGTCTGTCTGGTTTGTATCATTTGACCCAAGGATGCCAGCTCGATCACAGTTATACATAGAAGAAGTTATGAGAGAAGAAGAATTTATAAAGAAGATGGAAGAAGAAGTTTTGAAGTTCTTGAATGAAGTGGAAGTAGAAATGCAATTAATGAAAGGTGAATGAAATGGCCATAAAATATTACATCAAGGCAGCAGTTAGCGAGTATCAAGATAAAGAGGGTAAAGCTAAGAAGAAGTATCAATCAATAGGAATCATTTTAGAGACTAAGAATGGGCTTATGCTTAAACTAGAAACAATCCCCTTATTCTCCCTTAAAGATGGTTGTTTAATTGCTTATTTGAACGATCCTGAGCCTGTTAAAGACCCATTTCCTAAGAATTTAGCAGATATACCTGATGATATGCCATTTTGAGGACAATTATGCTTACAGAACGACAAAAAGCACAGTTAAAGGCTGCAGCTAGACCTAGAATGATTAATGGAGTAGAAAACCCTGATATGAGCAAACCGAATTATGCTCTTGAGGATGTTATTAATCAAATTAAACTAGAGAATAGTAGAGCATTTATGGAGGAGTATGACTTAAAGAATCGTGTATTTTTCCATAAGCCTAAGAACTTAAAACCTGACGAATATTTAGCTTTTTATGAGGAAAAGATATGAAACAGTACGAATTAATTGTTCAAGCATTACACAAATGGATTAGTCCTTTAGATGCACTACATAAAGCAGGGACTATGAAGTTAAGCACAAGAGTCGGTGAACTAAGAGCCAAAGGTTATATTATTGAAGATCGTTGGCACGAAAGTCGCAAGTTTAAGATGTATAAACTGGTGAAGAAACCATGACTCCATATACAACTAAAACAGGTTTACAGATAGGAATTAACTATAAACCAAGACCTTATGTTGAAACAGATAAAGATATGCTTAGACTTCAAGCCTCATTACTGTATAAGCGTGTTCCGCTACGATCTATTATTAAGGCTTGTTTTCTTGGTTGGTTATGAATTGAGTTTGGGATACTTATATGTGTCCATCTGTCAAACTCTCTGATTATTTGATCAAAGTTAAGGTCACGAGCAATAATGGCCTTAACTACTTCATCAGGAGTCATTCCATTTACACGAAAGTCAGTCGCACAGCCTACCCTATGTTGAGAACTTGATTTGCTACCAACAGAATTATTGACCAGCTCACTACGAAAACAAGAATTAATGAGCAAAGGCTTCCCCAAAAGTGACCGAACTTCCTCAAGAAATTCTGCCATACGCTTGAGATTTTCAAGTTCAACATCGTTTGGAGTATTGTCAAATTCACGATGATCTGTATGCGTAAGTTCTTCATAAGTAAAGTGTTCTGTTAGATTCATTTTTTAGACCTCATGTCTGCTAGTTTCTCGACTGTCCTACCTCCAAAATATGCAAGGAAGCAAATCTGTCCCCATTGACCTAGCAAATTTACGAATCCTTCTTGTGGGCTATATCCAAATGCTGACATCATGGTAAACACAAAATAAGATACAAATATTGCAATTAAAGCCATAGGTCTAATATTTTTAGATAACCATGAATCTGAAGTCATGTCAGATTTCCATCGGTCACTAGTGTTAGTTTGTTCTATTTCATATAATTTGGTGTCGTTAGCCATCTGAGCAAGTTCACCATTTTGGGCTAATGTTGCTAACTCTAATTGTGCTTTAGCTTTAGCCTCTGGATCAGGGATTAATTTATCAATTAACTTACCACCAATATTTAGTATTGCATCAAGTCCAAACATTATTTTTTCCCGTATTTTTCTCGTTCTTCAAGTAACTGCACCTTAACTTGTAACTGGTGAATATCT